GCGGCCAAAGAGCGGAAGATAGAGGCTCTCGACGTGCAGATTCGGCAAAACAACGACATGCTGCAGCAGCAGGTCACGCGCATGAATGAGCAGCGCCAGGAGTACCACCTCAACATAGCCAAACTGAATGCCACCATTCGCGACCAGCAGCGACAAATAAGGGAGCTTCAGGGTGGCGATAACGGTTGATTGCCTGACAAAAGAGATTGCCGTCCATCAGGCTGACCTGACTCTGGTAACAGGCTCCCTATACGAGTTGGACACTGAGGTGGTGTTCCGTGCTGCAGTCAACGCTTTCCTGGCATCCGAGGAGGGCATCGTCTGCGATGACGCTATTGACCACAACACGACCTACACGGTTGCCGGGGTGACTTATGCTCGCAAGATCGAGGTCATCAACGGGTACAACGTCACCTTCACGCCAAACTCCGCTTGGTCTGTGCGCCTGGATGGATCGAACAACAACCTTTTCGACGTTGAGTCTGGAGTGTTGAATCAAAACAATGTGCAGGTTATCCCGCAGAATAGTGCGGGTCTTATCCAGATCACCTCCGGTTCCGGGCTGTCTGCTGGGCAGGCTGCTCAGTTAGAGCAGTTGTGGCAAGACAGAGGCTTTGATGTATCTAACCCGGTGACAGTAGATGAGTCTGCCGGGACCATTTCCGTGGCCGGAACGATCAGAACCTGGGTCGGGAGCGTCATTAAGACCCTGACCAGAACCGCGTAATGCTTGACGCAATATCCCACTTCACAAACGGGCTGTGCGTACCGACAACAAACCTAGACGCTATTTCGTATTTCAGAACCGCTTACTTCGGCGAGGCTGCCGCCAGAGGTAGGGGCGGAATCAGTTACGGATGGGAGCGTCGTCAGCGCGAAGAATTTATCGGCAACGCGAAAGAGGATGCTGAATTTTTGGCAATTCTCATTGCAGCCGTTGCGGTCATAAACCAAGACCAATAGGAAACCAATGGCGGAAGAAACAAGACTCGCTGACCAGCGGGCAGAGGGCGCTCGCGCCAAGGAATTACTTGAAGACCCGCTGATAAAGCGGTTTTTCGATAACGCAGAAAAGGTTCTGCTCAATACTTTTCGAGAGAGCGACGTAAACGACCGTGAGGGCCACACGCAAGTGCGAATTGCCCTTCGGATGCAAGAGAACCTTCGCGGCGAGTTCATTCGGTGCATCGTCAACGGCGACGTATCGGCTAAGAAATTGCTGCAACTGAAGGAACCATCGAAACTACGGAGAATGATTAACAATGGCTGAAGCGGCTCCAACCACAGAGACCGAAGAACCAAGGGACGCATCGAGCATCCTTTACCCGCAAAGAGACCCGGAAGTACAGGCAGAACCAGAGCCTGAAGCCCCGGAAATCATAGCGGAATCCACCGTCGATTCGGCGGAAGGCATCGAAGCGCCAAAGGAAACCCCCGAAGGCGAAGAACATGCCGAGGGCGATGCGGAAGAGGTGATCTCTTCTCTATCGCAACTGATCGAGCATGAAGAGTGGGACCCTGAGTGGGTCGATAATCTCAAAGTGCCGGTCAAGGTCAATGGCGTTCAGTCAGAGGCCACAATGAAAGACCTTGTTGCTTCTTATCAGATGAAGGAAGCATCGGTACAACGTCTGGAAGACGCGAAGGCCAAAGCGCATACCATCGCGCAGGAAGCCGAGCAAGAGCGTGAAAAGGCTAAGACAAGTCTCGTAGAGGCTGCTGGTCTAATCACTCTGGCGGAACGTATGTTTTCGCTGGAGGCCGCAGAAGCAAACCTAGCCGGACTTCGAGAATCCGACCCAGTGGCATACCTCGCCGCCAAGGATGGATTGAGCGAACGTCGAAAGGCCATTGACGCTGTTAAAGCTGAAGCCGCGAAAGCGTTTCAGCAGGCGCAGATGGCAATGTCTAACGACGAACCGGATCAGGAAATGCTCCGCGAAGAGCAGACAAAACTCCGCGCATCCGTTCCCGACTGGTCAGACGATGAAAGGTGGAAGGCTGATTCAGCCGACATATTTCAATATCTGGTCGGCGATGGGTACGGCTTCACGGCGGAACAAGTAGGGAGTGCGATAGACCATCGACTGTTCCTACTTGCACGAAAAGCAATGCTCTACGACCGACAGCAAGCCAGCGTCCAGACGGCTCGCAAAAAGGTCTTGACGATACCAAAAGTTATGAAGCCAGGCGGCGGACAGCAGGAGAACAAGTCCGCACCAAAAGATCACGCCTCAGTTCTCTACGGAACACAAACTTAATTATCAGGAGATAACCAATGGCGACCATTGGCGCATCTTTTCTCGATCTCATTGACCTGTACAAGCGACAGGAAGACACCCTTGAGATCGCTACCATCATCGAACTGCTTGCCGAAACGAATACGATCCTCGAAGACGCAATGGCAGTGGAATGCAACAACGGCACCAAGCACCGGACCACGGTACGGACTGGCCTGCCGACCGCTACCTGGGGGCAACTGTACCAAGGTATTGCTCAGTCGAAGTCTCAGACCCAACAGGTCGATGACACGACCGGCTTCCTTGAGGCACTGTCCACAATCGACAAACGCCTGCTGGATCTTTCCGGCAACGCGAGCGCCCTGCGGCTGACGGAAGCTAAATCCTTCCTTGAGTCGATGTCTCAGGACATGGCTTCGACCATGTTCTATGGCAATGTGGCGACCGACCCCGAGAAGTTCACCGGGTTTGCTCCGCGCTTCAATAGCCTTTCCGCCCCTAATGGTGGTCAGATTGTTGACGCTGGCGGGTCAGCCTCAGACAACACCTCGATTTGGTTCGTCACTTGGGCGGACAACGCCTGCCATCTGCTGTATCCGAAAGGCACGGCGGCTGGCATCTCTCGTGAAGACAAAGGCGAGCAGCGCGTACTGGATGCGAGCAGCAATCCGTACTACGTGATGGAGGAGCTTTTCCGTCAGCACTGCGGCCTGAGTGTTCGTGACTGGAGGCAGGTTGTCCGTGTTGCAAACATCGACGTGTCTGATCTGGCGGCAGGGTCCGTGGACATCTACAAGTGGATGCGAAAGGGCTTCTGGTCGATGAAATCGCATCGCGTTAGCGGTGGCCGTATGGCTATCTACGCAAATGCTGATGTGCTTGAGGCGCTCGATGCCGACTCAACCCCGACCACCGGAACGGCTGCTTCTTACGTGCGTCTGCGCCCGTCTGAAGTGGACGGCATGGAGGTCATGTCCTACCGGGGCATTCCTGTTCGTCAGGTTGATGCAATCGTCAACACCGAAGCGGCAGTGGCCTAAAGGAGATTGGAATGATTCTTTCGAAACAACAGAACTTCTCTGAAAGTCAGGCGCTGACTGCAAGCGCAGCTTCTACCAACCAGATTGACCTCGGCGCACCGGGAACCGTTTTGAACGGCCCCGCCGCCCTCGTGAGGGACATAGGGAAAGGCCGGAAGGTGCAGGTTGTGGTTAATTCTGAAGCTGCAGCCGGTGGTACGTCTCCGACTATCACCGTGGGCATTCAGACCGATAACGACGTTGCGTTTGGCTCCCCGACAACCCTGTACACCACCCCCTCGAAGGCGGGCGGAGCGGCAGGGGACCGACTGGCGATTTATGATCTGCCGGAAGGGATTACCGAAAGGTATCTGCGTCTGTATTACACGCTCGGCGGAACCACCCCGACCTATACGGTCTCGGCGGGTATCGTGCTGGCGGATCAGACGAACGACTGATCGGGCCTTGGGCTGGCCGGGGCAACCCGGCCAGTTCTTTTGCTAACAAGGAAAACAGATGCAAATTACAGTTACCAAGCCCGGATTTATCAAAGGAAAGTTGTGGCCCGTCGGCAGCTCTTTCGATGTTGATGAGAAGCAATTTTCATCGGAGTGGATGCAGGTTGTTTCTGAACAACAGCCAGAAGCAGACGCGGAGCCTGTGGAAAAGCCGAAGCGTGGCAAGAAGGCTGAGTAAATGGCACTCGACACATACGTTAATCTGAAGATGGAAATCGCGGGGTGGTTAGACCGTGATGACCTGAGCGATTACATCGACACGTTCATTGATCTTGCTGAGGCGAGACATGCGCGAGAAATCAGGGTTCGTGAAATGCTGACCCGTGAGACGCTGGCTATTTCTACAGATGACCGTTATGTGGCGCTGCCTGCCGACTTTCTTGATCTGAAGTATCTGCGTGTTCAAACGCCAGCAACCACGGTAGGGCGCAGGTATTTCCCTGACCTTGACCAATGCACGATTGACCGATTGACGCAGATGAGCGTGAACGAGGCAAACAGACCATCGGCGTATTCTGTCCACGAGGAAATTGAGTTTAACTGCCCTGCGGATCAGGACTATACGGGCGAGATTTTCTATTACGTGCAGTTTGACGCTCTATCGGACAGCGTTGCTTCAAACGACCTTCTCACCAAAGCTCCAGACGCCTATCTCTATGGTGCTCTGGCCGCGAGTGCGCCGTTTCTGATGAACGATGAGCGCGTACAGTTGTGGGAATCGCTTTATGCCAGCGCAAGGGATGGGCTGAATTCTGCTGCCATCCAGAATCGGCACGGTGGCCCGCTTGTGGCGAAACTGCCTCCGGGTATTGCGAGGGTGCCACGCTAAATGCCCGTCATCCCGTTCAAGGCGTGGATTCCCGATGCGGCTGACCTGGGCAATCCTGGCGCGATCAGCATCATCAACGCTGTGCCTGGGACTACCAGCTATAAGCCCATGCCTGGATATACCGAGCTTACGGACGCCCTGGACGCCTACGCCAGAGGCGCGATTGATATTAGGGATAAAAACCTAAACGTCTATCAGTACGCGGGGAATCAGACAAAACTATATGCCCTTTCTGGAACTTCATGGAGTGATGTTTCTCTCAGCGGTGGTTATGCCACTGACACAGAGGAGCGGTGGGAGTTTGCCCGCTGGAAAAATCAAGTTCTGGCAACGAACTTCTCTGATGAACCGCAGTTTCTGGAATTAGGCGGGGCGAATTTCGCCGACTTGACCACTGCATTCCGATGCCGACGACTGGCGGTTGTTGGCGACCATGTGGTTGCAGGCAACACCTATGACGGGACAGATGGACTGGTCCCTGACAGAATTCGATGGTCTGCCTTCAATGATGAAACCGACTGGACGGTTGACCCGGTTACTGGGTCGGACGTTCGAAACCTGAAGGGCGGACCAATTCAGAGGATCTACGGGGGAGAGTTTGGGGTAATCCTCGCAAAAGACACTGTTTGGCGGATGGACTACGTGGGAGCACCTACGTGGTTCTCCATACAGGCGACTTTGCCGGGGGTCGGAACTATCGCTCCGGGAGCCTCTTCGCGCATAGGCAGCGCGATTTTCAGCCTGTCTGAGCGCGGATTCATAGCCATCATCAATGGCACGGGGGTCGAGCCGATAGGCGCGGGGGTGGTTGACCGTTTCATCCAGACTGATTTAGACGACAACTACCTATATAGGATTTCAAGCGTTGCGGACGCTCGGTCTGGGCGGGTGTTCTGGGCATACCCTGGGGCTGGCAATGTGGGTGGGCGTCCGAATCGGATCATC